CGCCAATCCCGCCAGACCGCCGGCAAACGATGCGGCAGCGTCGAATCCGGGGGCAAAATCGCCCTTCACCCCTGGATCAATGTTAACGCGGCACGCCGAGGCGTAGTCTTTCAGGAAGGAATTTATCTGGTCGGAGATCAGCTTCGAACGCTTGTCGAGGTCGCTGCCCACGTGGTCTTGAATTCCTTTGAGGATCAACGGCGCCAGCTCGTTTTGAGCGTCCTCTTGTTTCGAGAAGTGATCACGTATGGTTTGCTCAACACGGTCGGGATTGACCCGTTCATCGTAGTATCCCGAAAAGCCGGAAACGGAATCCCTCCCGTGCTGCCGGATGGAATCGTCGATCATCTTGCGCCTCTTCGCGGCCCACTCTCTCCGTCCGGGCTCCTTCTTGCCCAAATCTTGGACCCTGCTCTTCGACTCTTCCCACCGGGCCAAGAAAGACATCCACTCGTCGATTCTTGCCTTGTTAGCAGCGGTGGCCTGCCGGCGGAAACCCGAGATCTGCGCATCCGCGATGGCCATTCGGTACCGGGGGAAGTCTTCGCAAAGAAGGCGGCGGGTCCTTTCCCGCATAACCCGGTGGCGCGACTCGAGCTCGCTCCAGAAAGTCACGAAGCAGTCGTCGATCTCCGGCTCGCGCGGGTGAGCTCGCTTTCGAATATCTTCACGGAAGTGCTCGCCAAACCGGCGGGATACTTTTTGCTTGGTCCGATTGAGGTTCTCCTCCGAGACCTGCGGGCCGGCGTGGGTGATCACGAACATGAAATTGCCGAACTGGGGGAACGAAGCGTCCGTTGCTTCGGGACACGGGAGCGCCTTAAGGAGGTGATTGAGCCGGACGAAATCGTCCTGGTTCAGGCAGTTCACAACTGGCGAACAGTAAAGCAACATCTCCGCGCCGCGGCATGCTTCCGCGGCTCGGTCGTTGTCGGTGTCCGACGCGGAAAACCCAGGGGTGTCTACGATTACGCAAGCCCGCAGAATGTCCGAGTCAAGGAATACGACAGCCCAGTCCGCATCGGCCGCACCCTCATCGCGGTTCGCGTCGGCCAGATCCTCCGAGGCGGAGCGGCGCTCGTCGGCGGAGGCGTGGATGGCCTTCGAGAAGAGGATTTCCGTTCCGCCCCCCAAAACGAAGTGTTCGGAAAACTTCGACTCGTCGCTCAGGGCGCCCATGTCGAAAACACCGCGCATCATGACGCATTCTGACTTCGCGTAACGCGGCCTGTAATCCTCGTGGACGATCGCGATCGGAATTTTGGTTAGGGGCTGGTAATCCGTGGGCAGCACATCCTTTCCGAGCAGGCTGTTTGCGACATGGGATTTTCCTGCGTCAGAGCGCCCCGCTATCACCAAACGGGGAAGTTGACGGAGGCACCTGACCAGTGTCTCGAGATTTCCGGGCGAGTTCAGATCGTTCGGGTTGCGCTCGGGTTCTTCGATTTGAATGAACTCCTCGAGCAGGCGCAGACGCCCCAAGTAATCTTGATAGGGGTTGCCAGGATCGATTGGGCCAAAGTCGCGGTTGGGCTCTCCAACCATCATCTGGACACCCAACCCGAGCTGATCGATGAGCTTGATCGCGATCTCCAGCGGGATCGGCGACTTACCGCTCTCGTACCTGGACAGAACCTCCTGAGTGATTCCCAACCGATCAGCGAGCTGCGTTTGCGTGAATTTCGCCCCTTTCCGAAGCTTTTTCAGGAGTTCGAGCGAGACAACCGACGAGGACAATTCTTCGTTCATGGAGCCATAATATGCCCCTGAGGCATACTATGTCTACAAAAACTTTGCGTTCACACCGTTTTCCTTCCAAGGGTGCTGCAACCGGACCGACTGGACCTCCTTACGGCTTCACGATCCGCTTGATCCCGTCGGCGATGGCGGGCTTGAACCCGTAGAGCGCCTCGACCGTGACGAAGATCCGGTTGCTGCTGGTCTCCGTGTAGCGGAGGTAGCCGAACGTCAGGCCCGTTTCGGGGTCCGTCACGGCCCCGGCCTCGTCGTACTGAGCGACCGGCACCAGGTAGCGCATCGCCACCGCCATGCCGCTCGGGTGCGCCGCGAACCCGGCCAGCTTCTCGCCGTTCTCGGGCAGGATCACCGTCTCGTGGATGTCGAACCCAGCGAGCCGCCGGATCTGCGCTTCGACCACGCCCTGCTGGGCGATGGGCGGCAGGAAGCTCTTGGCCACGATCTCGTCGCCGAGCAGGCTGGTGTAGTACGCGCCGTCGAGGATGAGGGCGCGGTCCGTCACCGGCATCTTGGCCAAGCTGCAGGCCTCCCGGACGCCCAGGACCTTCTTGTAGTCGAAGGCCGTGCTGGCGAGCGCCGGGATCGCGGGCGCGCCGTAGTTGTCCTGCGTGATGGCCGAGAACACGTCTTGCAGGACGTCTTGGGCGAGCTGCTTGACCGCGCTGGCGACCAGCGACTCGAGGACGTTGAGCGCCGTCTCGGCCGCCTCCCGCGCCGTCACGTGGACGGTCTTGTACTTGTGGCGGTCGAGCTGGACCGGGAAGACCGTGACGGTCGAGTCGGCGCTCGCCGTGTAGTCGCCCGTGAAATCCGAGCTCTGCGAGGGCGCCCCGACGACCGGCACCCGGACGGTGTCGAGCTTGTCGGCCGGCTCGGGGCTGAAGTTGGTCGAGAACGCGCGCAGCGGCGTGAGGGCGGCGCGGTACGGCAGCAGGGCCGACTGGGCGACCTTGATGTCTTTGACGTTGGTGAGCGTGTTGGGCATGGGTGGTTCAGGGGTTGGCGGGGCTGGCGAGGATCTGGGCCTGCTGCTGGGCGGTGAGGGACCGCCAGAAAACGGTTTGTTCTTTGGGGTCCGAGATGGCCTTGAACCGGGCGACGAGGTCTTCGGCCTGGCGGTCGCCCTTGGGCGTCACCGGGGCGGGGGCCTGCGTGCCGGTGGCGGCGACGATTTCGGCGGCCCGCTTCGAGGCGCGGGTTTCGAGGTCCTGCTCGCGCGCTTCGAGGTCTTTGTTGCGGGCCGCGAGGGACGCGAATTGCGCTTCGACCTCCGCCTTGGCCGCGCCGATCGACTCGATGCTCTGGCGGGCGGTCGCGAGGTCGGCCTCGATCCGCTCGCGCCCGGCCTTCGCCTCGGCGAGCTCGGCGCTCAGGGTTTCGGATTTGGCGCCGGCCTCGCTGATGAGCGCCTCGCGGGCGGCGGCGTCCGCCTCGAGGGCTTTGACCCGCGCGAGGGCCTGGTCGAGCTGTTCGTCTACGGTGAGCATGATACCCCCGTTCCCGTGTCAACCCGCCGCCTTCACGTGGCGCGACCGCAGCATGGCCAGCGCCTCGGCGCGGCCCTTCACGGTCCCGGCCAGGTTCGACCGCATGGCCGCCTTGGCCGAGAAGGTCTGGCCCTCCATCGCCTCGTCCGGTATCCGGCGCCCCCGGGCCAGCACGGCGGCGCGGAACTCCGCGGCGATTTCCTCGACGCTCCGCTGGAGCCAGTCCCGCTGCTCGTCCGTCAGCGGCACCCCCGACGTGCCGAGGCTCTTGTATTTGCCGGCCGCGAACACCTCGACCTTGATGCCTTGCCCGCGCAGGGCCTCGCTCGTGTCGAGGGCCGAGGCGATGACCCCGATGGAGCCGACGCGCGCCCCGGGCGTCATGTAGATGGCGTCGCACTGCGATGCCACCCAGTAGGCGGCGCTGCACATCTGCCCGGACGTGAAAGCGTAGACGTATTTCTGCCGCGAGAGGTCGGCCACCGCCTGGGCGAGCTCGGGCGTGCCGCAGACGCTCCCGCCCGGGGAGTCGATGTCCAGCAGCACCGCCTGGACGGACGGGTTCGCGGCCGCCTCGTTCACGGCGTCGGTCACGGCCTCGGTATCGGTCGCGCCGAAGAGGAGCCGGGCGGGGAGGCCCGGGCGCCGGATGATCGGGCCGTCGACCCTCACGATGCCGACCCCCTCCTCGACGGAGAGCAGGGGCGACTCCGGCCCGGCCTCGATCTCGGGCGGGGCCTCGAAGAACGCGCGCGATGCGGCGACCATCGCCGCGTGGGCCTCCGGGGTCAGAAGCCAGGGCTGGCCTAGGAACAGGACTTCGGCGGGATTCACGCCCCCGCCGGTGTGTCAACGGGGGAAGGGACGGACCGCCGGCTCTGCGGGCGGCTCTAGCCGCGGGATGGATGGGCGAGGGGATCGAGCCGCTCGAACGCAAATTTCTGCATGTCGCTCGCTCGCATGCGATTCGACCCGGGCGGCGCATCGTGGGCCAACTCCGTCGACGGGATGCAGTAGATCGGGCGCGCGTCGAAACCGAACACGACCCACGATTCCTCGCTGATCTTCCTGCCGAACAGCGCGCTGTCCTCGAAGAAAAACACGGCCTTGTGGCACACGCCGTCGATGTAGATGTTCCCGCGGTCGATCTGGTCCTCGAGAGTCTGGACGGCCGGTTCGATGGGTGATGCCTCCACGTACAGCATGGGCGGGGCACCCTCCGGGAAATATCCACCGCAGAGGGCCGGGCTTACCCGTTCGGGCGCGACACTGAGGTCGTGCCTCGGGATGTAGCGAGCTCCGCCGTCGCAAGACCCCGCGCCGAGGCGGATGAAAACCGCCTGGTGCCACTCGAACGGTTCGTCGGAAAAACGCAGCTCGAACGGGAACACGTTGTCCGCGAAGGCGCGGCACAGGAGCTTGAAAATCCGCCCGGTGCCCGGCGGGACCGGTTCACCTTTGAGCCCGCGGGTCTCGTCGTCATAAACCACGGAGCCGCTGTTGTCGCGGTGCAGAACGATGCGGAACGGTTTCATGCCGGCATGTTATCCCGGCTTTGGCCTGCGCGAAAGGCGTGCGGTCAGGGCGTATTCGCCCCCGGCCCCCAGAGCATCTCCAGCGGGACCTTGTACTCGTCGGCGAGGTCGAGGATCCGCCGGGCGTTCTGCGCCCGCACCCGCATCTCCTCCTCGAAATCCATGCCCTGCTCGGCGAAATGCTCGCTCAGGGTCTTGAGCCCCATCTCGACGTCCGCCCGGTTCTGCTGCGCCTCCCGCCCCGCGTCGACGGTGATCCGGCGCGGGGTCGTGGCGCTGACTCGGTGCCAGTTCGGGGCGAAGGGTAGCGCCCCGCTTTGGATGGCGTCGGCGATCACGTAGGCCCAGACCGGGCGGATCAGGCGCTGGATCAGGATCAGTTGCCTGAACGAGAACCGGCGGTCGGCCTTGGCGACCACGAGCCGCACGCCCGCGCCGCCGATGCTGCTCGAATCGGCCGCGAACTCGTAGGGCAGGACGCCCAGGGCGGAGTCGCGGCGCAAGTGGGTGAGGAACCCGGTGAAGGTCGGGCTGGGCCGGTTGGACTGGAAGCTGTCGAGCGATTCGTCAGGTTTGAGCGCCACCAGCTTGCCGCCGATGATCCGCTGCAAGGCGGCAGGGTTGCTCGGCTCGCCCGCGCCAGCCGCCCCGGCGCCGACGCGGAAGTCGTCGTTCTCCTCGATTTCGCCCCGCGCGGTCTTGAGCACGCGCGCCACGTCCGCGTTGTCCTTCACCGCGTGTTTCTCGAGCGCCAGCAATTCGATTTCGTCGAGGATGTGATTGATCGAATGCTGGATCGTCGCCGGGTTGCGCACGGCGGAAACAGATTCAGGCTCGAAGACGTGCAGGACCGAGTGGGAGGGGAGGTCGCGGTGCGTGCCGTCGTCGAGGAGCAGGCGGTAAAACTCCGGGGCACCGAACGCGTCGATGCCGACCCCGTCGACCGTTTCCGCACCGCCTGCCACGTCTCCGATCCGGTGCGACTCGATCAGCTGCAGCGCGGGGCGACCGGCGCGGTCACGTGTCTTGTGGACGAAATACTCGCCGTCCACGTCGATCCCCCGGCAGACGAGCGACTGGCATTCCTCGAACGAGAACCGGCCCGTGACCTCGCACCGGGCCGCCCAGTTGGCGAAGTGCTCCTCGGCCGCCCGGTTCCATTGCGGGTCGGACGACTGGGCCTGCGGCTTGATGCCGTCGCCCGTCGAGTAGATCGCCATGTTGGCCACAAGCTCCCGGACAAACCCCGAGTTCTTCTGGAGGTAGCGGGAGCGGCGGACCAGCTCGGAGCGCACGCCCGGCGAAAGGTCGAGCTTCGTGTCGCGCGGGGCGGAGCCCGGGACGCGCCCGCGCCTCGGGGACGGGTTGGCCGACTCGTAGGGGCCGAACCACGCGCGGGGCAAGAACCGCGAGGCGATGGAGAGAAAGCGGTTCACTTGGGCAGGTATCCGGCGACACCCGAAACGGCGGTGGCCCGGCGCGGGGCGTAGGTGGCGGGATCGAGGACGCGCAGTGCGTGGGCGCATTCCTCAAGGGTTTCCTTCACGCTCATTGGGAATTGCTTGGATACCGAGGTGCCGGAGTCCCCCCACGACATGACCGTCTTCCCTTCGAGGAGCATCTGTTTCGCCTTCGCTTGGATTTGAAGCACCTCGGCGACCGTGAAGCCGGTGATGAACAAGCCGTGCGCCATGATACGGGGTGGGGATGTCAATCGGAGGAGGAGGCCCGCAGCCGGGATCGAACCGGATGCGGGCGGCTTTCACTCCGCGGGCGCTGGCGTGGCGTCCGGTGCGGGGACCGCATCCGGGACGATGTCGTCGAGCTGCTTGGCGCTGGCCTCGATGGCCGCGAGGGCCGTCTCGGCTTCCGCCGGCAGATGGACGTCCGCCAGGGCTTCGCGGAGATTCCCGATTTCGGTGGCGATTTCAGACGATGCTTTCTTGAGCGTCGCGTCCACCGCTTCGAGTCGGGAGGCGATTTCGGCGAGTTTTGCCATGATCGTTTCCTCCGTTTGTTGGATCCGGGAGATGACCGCCTCCCTCTGCGGTTTCCGCCATCTGGCGAGAAAGTTGAATGCCGGGAACATCGGTTCAGGTAGCGTCCGCGAAGTCGCGCAGCGCCGCGTTGCGGTTGAGCCAGCCTTTGAGGAACTTCGCTTTCCGGCCCTTGGCGATGTTCCGGTAGAACGTGGCGCGGCGGGTGAGCAGCTTGGCGGCGAGCGCCTCCGCGCCCGCCTCGCCCGCGGCTTTGAGCGTGACCGGCCCGATGAATCCATCGGCCGCCACCCCGAGCGTTTCCTGCAGCCATTTCGCCGCGCGAGCCTTGCCGTTGTTGACCCCGATGTCGAAAACGACCTCGCCGACCGGGAGCGGCAGTTCATGGCACCGCAGCGGCAGCCAGTAGTCGCGGTGGTAGATTGCCACGGCGTCTGCCTTGGTCAGCTTGCGGATGTCCAGATGCGGGTGCGATCGCTGGTCGATGCCGAACTTGGTCAGGCCGCCCGGATCGTCGTTGTCGCACTCGGCGACAGGATTGCCCTTCTTGTCGAAAACCGTTTCCCATTTCAGGGCGAAATCGACCGCTCGGCGGAAGCGCGGGTTGTCGATGGACGCCTCCGGCTTCACTTGCCGCCCTCCGCGGGTTCCGCCCGCTTCGATTGGATTTCATCGACGCGCCCGTGAAGTTCGCCCCGGAGGTCTTCGATCTCCCGCAGCGAAGCGGGAGACGCCTGAAGGAGGCGAAGGACGAATCGCAATAACGCCCAGAGGGCAAAGAGCGCGGCGGTGACTTTGCCGCTCACGCTGACGGGGAGCAGGTCTGCCAGTTCCGCCAGCGCGTTGATGGCCGCTCCCGCGATGAGCAGAATCTCGACCTTGGAGGCCTTCACTTCGCGCCCCCCTTCAACCGGATGCCGATGAGCACGATCTCGACGATGGCCCGGATGATCTGGGTGCCGATTTCCTTGCGGTTTTCCGGGATCAGCTTGCCCACGCGCTCGAGCACGTATTCGGCCTTTTGCGTCCCGGTCATGGAGCCGTCCTTGAACTTGGCCAGCTCGAACCCGGAGACGAGTTGCTCGATGGCTGCCCAGATGTTGCGGAGCGTGGCCATGTCGAGCCGGGCCATCGCGGCGAACGCGAATTGGAGAATGGTTTTCATCGTCCACCTCCCGCCGTGTCAATCGCCTGCCCGCCAAGCCTGCCCAGGATGTCAGTGGCTTTGTCGCCCAACCCGATGATGCCCCAGACTTTGATCGCCTCCTTCGGGCCGGTGGAGTTGTCGAGTTTTCGGATGACGGTGTGAGCCCCGCTGGCGGAGGTGAACTCGATCTCGTCGGCGTTGGAACTGGTCCAGAACGTTGTCAGCGGCGCTCCGCCGGAAGGGTTCGGGCGCTCGTGGATGGCCGTGGCGCAACCGGCCATCAACAACGTCGCGGCAGCGAGGGAGAGTCGGGTTTTCACTCCCCCGCCGGGGCGTCAACCGTCGGCGGCTCCGGCACCGACTCGCGCCCGACCAGCTTGAGCATCGTCGCCGCAGCCGCCTGCATCGCCTCGCAATCGAAGTAGTGGTTCGGGCGGTTGCCGATCTGTTTCCAGTACCAGACACCCTTTTCCTTCACCCTCTGCTCGCTCTCCATCTGGGCGAGATAATCGTCGTCGATGTCATCGGGCACTTCCCACGTCGCGCCGCGCTCCGGGTCTTGGTTGCGACGCAACCGGGCGAGCGTGTCCTTGATGTTCAGATTACCCCAATAATGGACGAAGCAGTGCCGGTTGTGCGCGATCACGACTTTGCGCCGGGGCGAGTAGAACCGCTGGATCGAGCGGCCCTCGCGGACGCGGTGGACGAACGTTGCCCGCCGGTCACCAATGAGTGCGATCCAGCCGCGGGCGGAGCATTCCCGGTAAACGTCGTAGGTCGCGTGGCCGGCGTCGAGGAACACGAGGCTCGGGTGGATGGCGAAACGCTCCTGCAACGCGTCGATGTCGTGCCAGGAAAGGATGCGTTCGTTCCAGACGAGACGTGACGATCCGTTGGCGCTCCACGCGCGAATGACCGCGAAGAAGTGATCCATCTGCACGTCCACCGTCAGGATCACGATCTGGGTGGAGATGTCGCCCGGTTCATACGGTGCAGCCACGATCCGCCCGCGCGCATCCACCCCGGCGGTCTCCTCCCATGACTCGCCCTTGTGGTAGCCGGAGCGAACGATCTCCAGTTTGTAGTCCTCGACGTATTCGCGCCACGGCAGGCCGAGCCGCTTCTGGTAGAACTGCTGCAAGAGCGATGCGTCGCCCTTGCGCGCCGCGTGCTTGGCCCGGAGGTAGAGTTCCGCGAGCTTGCCCCAGCTCATGGCGCAGAGGGCGTTCCAGTGAAATCCGGCGTTCTCCTTTGCCGCCTTCGGGTTCATAGGGACGAACTTCCCGGTGGCGTTGAGTTCCCGCCGCGTCCGATCGGAATCCTCGAAGTAATGGTTGCAGGACTCGCACCGCAGGGCGGCGGTCCGGTTCACCTCGGCAAAATCCCATTCGCCGTGTTCGTCCCGGGCGGACTTGCTCCACTCGACGCACTCCCATTTGAAAGGCTGGCGGTGCCCGCATTTCGGGCATTGGAACGTCCACTCGCGCTGATCGGTGGTGAGGAACTTCCGGTGGGTGTCGTCGTCCTCCTCGCCGCCTTGGCTCATGAACACGCACTTGCCCAGCCACCCGAACGCGGTGACGCGGGCCTCGGCCTCGGCCATGTGACCGACCGGCCAGCGCCACGTTTCATCGCCGATCAACCAGCGGATCGAGCGCCGCTGCAAGTTGGTCTTGTTGTGCGCGCCGAGGATCCAGAGGGTCATCCCGTTGGCGAAATGGATCGTGTGGTTCCGGCGCTTGTGCCGGTTGGTCCCGGTCGGGAACAACCGCTTCACCGGTTCGCACTCGTCAAAGAGCTTTTGCAGACGGGATTCCGACTGGTCCTTCGCGTCCTCGTCGGTTTGATCCAGCCACAATGCCGGCCCCGGCAGGTTTGCGATGATGTAGGAAAGCGCGATCTCCGGCGCCATCGTCTTCGCGGACTGGACGCTCGCGATGATGGAGACGAGTCGGATCTTCGGGTCGATGATCGCCTCCATGACCTCGCGGATCTGCGGGGAGTTCTCGATGCGAAACCGGCCCGGCGTCGGCGAATACGGGATCGAGGTGATGTGATCTTCCGCCCACTGCCAAACGGCGCGGCGGTCTGGCGGTTG